GGACGATAGAACCTGCGGGCTAGACGCACAAGCCGGGGGATTCTGTCTTAGGTGTAGGGGGTGGCGCAAGGTGGTGTAGGTCAGGAACTGCGACAGCAGGCTTTATTTAAACAAACGTGTTTTTCTGTTTGGGAAGGCTCTACGAGCAAGGTGATCGATTCAATACAGAAAGCACCCCACTCCTCATTTAAGGCGCTGTCCATCGCTCCGATGATAGATCGGACTGGCTTCGCGCGGACTTCGAAACAGCAGCGCCGCTATCGGGCACTCCAGGGCAACGTCATGGCCAACTCTAAGATGTGCCATGAATTTGGCCGTGCCGCTAATGTTGCCAGCGTTGAAGTGGGTATGCCGCTGATCCCGATTATTTGTCCCAACCCTTTGATGCAACACTGGCTGGAATGACGGTCACGGGGTACGTACTGAGTGGCATCGAGTACATCGATGGATGCGCCTACGCTCAGTCATGGTGGTGTCAACAGGAGTGAGACTAGTTCTATTACAGCGATGCAGGGACCGTTGGCCCCTGCTGCTATTGCGTTACATATCCCGAGAGAGAACAACTAACCGAATACTCCAGTAAACAGTTTGGAGCAGCCGAATCATCTCTTCGGGAAGATAACGATTTATTAAAGCGCGCATGTATTTACCTCGCTGGTATAGCTCGGGGATGGATAGCCTTTCCTAATAAATCAGTCAAATTAAAAAGCAAATTGAGGTTAATGATTACTTGCTCATAAGTAAGCGCAACTAACGATCTCCCGCAATTGTTAGAGCTGGACGGCATTACTGCATAGTCACACCTTTTGCAGGGAGGCTACAAAGAGGCACGACCCGTAGGGAGGCTTGCTGCGGATGTTAACCGGCAATATGATCACACGCTAGAGAACAAATGGCGCATCCAAGGAACACAACAAAACCATCGGCCACTCTAGCCTTGTAGTGCTTGACGTTAAATTCTCACATGCCTTGGCGACTTAATGCCGGAAAAACAAGGCTTTCGCCGGAACCTGACAGGATCAAGTTAGCCATATTCGGCTAACAGCGAAGTCATGTCTAACCAGTTACGGACCAAACATTTTGGACGAACGGTATCATGAAAATAAATATGCCAATTGAAAGTGGGACTTTTGAGGACCTCAATAGGTCGTCAAGGTTCTTAATTAGGCCGATGCAATAGCATTACTTATGCGACTTATCTACTTAATGCATCAGGCGATAGAGCTTAATGACATTACCTCTAGCAACTTAACTGCAAGCTGCTGAGCCACCGCGGCCTTGGTGATAAACGCCGTCGCATCGCTAGGAATTGGAGATGGGCCTGGTAGGTGGGAGTGTGCAGCCAACTGCGTATCATTCGCTGCAACAGAACCAGCTTATCGCGAAAAATTTGGAGCAGATCCACACTTTCCAAACCCACCCAGTTTTTTGGAGCTTGCAAAATAGGGGGCAGACCACAATATTCAATCGATACGTTACGCCCCATCAGCGAGCAAAAGCACGTAGTAACGACGCGCACGCCTCTGCCTACCCCATTCCTAATAAACTTCCAAACCTTCTCCCTTCTGATTCAGATTCCCCCAGTGCCTCTACAACCCGCCCCACTCTCCTGCCGCTTCTCCGTCGCCCCTATGATGGATTGGACAGATTAATCGTCGAACCCGCCGCTCCGCTTGCTTAGCGCCGCTTTCTTCATCGTTCCCGTAGCAAATATCTAGCAACCACAGCTTGGCGCGTTTACAACCGTGCGGCGCTGGCCGAGAATCACACCGCCATCTTCAGAGGTTTAAGGGAAGTTGTCAGGGTCAATAAAATCAACGGGTTAGGGCTAATCGATACTTGCTAAAACCTGCAAAAACACGATCATTGGTACGGAAATTGGTACGGGATTCTCCCTCGCTCTCCATACTTAAAGCCCCGCATCGTTCGTCACGGTGCGGGGCTTTTTCAATGCCGAGTAGTACCCAAGTCATTGCCTTGGACAGCAGCTTTCGGCCAGAACCGGACGGCCATGCGTACTGGTGCATATGTATCAATCGCCGTGGTGACGGTGTACGGGACCGCATCAGGCGTTTGAACTGTTTCAGGGTCTATACTAATTTTGCCCTTTTTAAACAGATCCACCCTCGATCACCGCAAAGTCCAGCAGGCAGAACACGTGAAACATTCGACACTTACTGCCGCTCTGCTCTGCCTATTACTTGGCACTCCACTCAGGGCAGAGCAGTATAAGGTCGTTACTGAAGAGTGGGCGCCGTACAACTACCAGGAGAGAAATCAGCTCACCGGCATGGCGACGGAGATCGTTCGAGGCATAATGGCACTGACCGGGGATGACTTTGAGGTGGCGCTGCTGCCTAGTATGCGAAGCGCCCGTGCATTGAAGACCCGGCCCAAGACCATCATGTATTCACTATTCCGTACGGCAGAGCGCGAACCGTTATACAAGTGGGTCGGACCGATCGTGGAAGCGTCCATTCACCCCTATCAGTTAGCCAATGCGCAGCAGCCGGTAAATACCTTGGAGCAGCTACTGCGCGCCCCAAAAATTACGACAAGACATGCCGGCCTGATACCCGAGACTCTGCAGGCGCGGGGCTTTAACAACATCAAAAAAACTGCAACCGAGAGCCTGCAGCTCTATCGTATGCTGCTAGCCGGGCGCACCGATATCATCATAGGCGACACCGATGCGGGAGTGGCTTACTACAGCCGCCAGTTGAACATCGCCCCCGGCACGCTGCGGCAGATTCCCGTCGAGCTCTATCGCTCATCGCTGTACATCGCCTTCAGCCGCGACTGTGACGACGAATTGGTAGCCTCCTGGGCCCACGCCCTGGAGCAACTGCGTCACTCGGGCGAGCTGAAGCGCATCCAGGATCGATACAATCAACCCACTGCCCAATGAAGGCGCGGAACCACTGCAAGCCCGCTTCGCACTTATCCAGCCTTGCTCTTACTCAATGCGGAGGATAAGTCATGAACATTTTTGCAACATACAGCCATCAGCCTTTGAACAAGGGGAATGGCTTAACCCAGCCAAGCCAAAGAAGCTTGCGGAGCAGATGATGCTTCACCAAAGTGAGCAGTCAGAGGTGCTCGAGTGGTTCAGGTCGAAACTGCCGTTGGGAACGCTCGGACAACGGACTGGATCTGGTCATCGCGAAGTAGTTTGGCCATAGTGGTACCCGCATGCTTGTCCAGCGCCCACACATTCGTAAGTGGTCGTTTTCGGCCAGAAGCGGTCACTCTGTTCGCTCTACTTTCGACCACGAGCGGGCCTTAGCTTTGGTCAGCAGGCATTCAAAAGTAGCCAGTCAGATACTTGTAGCAGTTAAGACGGCGACTCAGATCGTCTCGCGTGCGGACGGTCAATCACGCTTTTCTCGACTCAGTGAGGATGACTTCACAGAGACCGCGATGGTAGTCTGCAAGACGGACAGGGAGATGTATTAATGAAACAATTTGACGCTCGTTCTTACAGTATTGCCGACTTTCTCGAATGGGATGGTTCGAACCTTCTAGATGTATCCCCTAAGTTTCAACGCCGAAGCGTGTGGACGAGGGCGGCCAAATCGTTCCTTATTGATACTATCTTGCGCGGCAAGCCCATGCCGAAGGTGCTTTTAACACAAGACCTTGTAGGGAAGAAAAATGTCCGAACGGTTGTTGACGGGCAGCAACGCATTCGAACTATTCTTGAGTTTATTTCAGGAAGCTTTACAGTTCTAAGTTCGCATAATGCACAACACTCTGGAAAAACCTTCAACGAACTCGACGAAGATACGCAAGGCTTAGTTCTGCAATATGAGGTCGGAGTGGACTTGCTTTATAATGTGAGCCTAGCTGACATGCTTGATATCTTTGCACGCATTAATACTTACTCAGTAACCCTGAATACCCAAGAAAAGCTGAACGCAAAGTATTTAGGGGTATTCAAAACCAGTGCCTTTGAACTCGGCCACTCCTATGTAAATTACGTATTAGAAGGTGGAGTGCTGAGTGAGAAGGGCGTGAGTCGAATGGGGGAAGCCCAGTTAGCATCTGACTTATTAGTTGCGCTAGTGGGTGGGATTCAAACTGTAAAAAATATAGAAAAATTTTACAAGGAGTATGAATCTTTCGAATCCATTCCGGCAAACGTTGAAGCCGCTGTAGAACTGTATCGCTCTACCATGAAATATATAGGTGCAATGTATTCGCCAACAGATCTTCAAAACACAAATTGGTCGAGGCCGCATTGGTTTTACACGCTATTTACATGTGTTGCGCACGCGCAAGGCGCTAATGTCGGGATCGAAGATAGCCCCCGGCCAGAATTGAACGATGCTGAAATTCAGCACTGGCGGAGTGAGCTGGATGAATTAAGTGCTAAATATGATCAATACACCGAAAATAACGACGAAGACGTTCCAGCAGTATTTGCTAGGTTCATCAACTTTGCACAACGCAGGACTACTGACACTGAAGCCCGCAAGGAACGTGCGAGGTTCGTGCTAAGTGCAGTTTCGAAATGAGCCCTGAAAACCTATTTAAACTGAGAGATGCAATCGAGGCAAGACACACCGTCTCAACTGATCTCGCCGAGCAACTTGAAGCTGCCCCTGCTGAAATCGAGTCTGAGGATCATAACTCAGATGCTATCGCAGAAGCTCTTTTTCTAAGAGTGTTTACTGCGTACGAAAGTGATGTAGAGAAAATATTTCTTCACTACGTGACTGGCGGTGCATCACTGCAAGGCGCTAGGGCCAATAGTTATTTGAGCATTACTGACGAAGCTGCAGCTAGAAAGCTTACGAAGGGAGCATTGAAATTTTTAAGCTGGGCCAAGCCGGATGAGATTAAAAGAACTGCAGAAATATATTTAGAGAATGGCTGGCCCATCGCCGCTATGATGTCCTCTGCGAGCCACTACCTTGCGGATTGTGAGCGTGTTCGCAATCGTATTGCGCACAACTCCATCGAAGCGATGCAGCAATTTAATACAGCTCAACGGAACCTATTAGCGACTGAGCGCTTATTTACCATCACGCCAGGGCAATTCCTTCGTATTCGGAACCCGCGACTGAGAAAGACTCACATAGCACTATATTTTGACACCCTATACCAGACTCTAGAAGCAATGCTCGATCCGCCTCAGTGAGCAAAAAAGGCAGTAAATACAAACCCCTGATTTTCCTTGAGAAAGCTGGGGGAGGGTTTGTGGTTTTTCGTGCCTGGAAAATAACCGTATGGGACAGATGCGCCATTCTGGTGCGGAAAAGGGCATTAAAGAAAATCTACTGAGCTAGTCTGACCTGGCAGCCGTGAACTAGTCTGTCAATAGCTTTCGCTCAAGGACGATTCCAGATGCCGATTAATTCAGATTCCAACATCAACACCGCCGATGCTTTGACTCTGCTGCTTCACAACCAGCATGCGCTGGGTGCGGCGATTGAGGAGATTACTCATTGGATCTCGGGGGCTGGCGCAGATGTAGTCGCCGATAATGCCGTCATGGCCTTGGAGACCCTAGACAGAAACTCAACAGCTATTACAGAAGCTATTATGCGGTTGCGGCAATGCTAGGACGTGGGTCCGGGACTGCAACCCGAACGACTAGCGGTCCGGCCCCTCAGACCTTCAGTGTATCCAACAATCAAAACTTGCCATATACCTGCGGTCATGCGATTTGCAGCGTGGTTTAATTCGAATCACTTTCCCCCTAGAGTGGCAGCGCTATCTATTAATAGTAGCCTTAATTATTTTTTTTCAGTCAAATAAAATCTATGGTTTTGATCTATAAAAACAACATAAAAAGTGTTGACATCGAAGGGTACCCCATCTTTGGCGAGGGGGGCGCCCGCTACTTCTCCCGGGATAGTGAACCCGATAAGTCGCGAAAGATTTTCCATCCTAAATCGCCCCCACCTTACGTCAGTAGGTACGAATTTTGGATGTGTAAAGTCGCTTTTGTCTGGAAAAGAGTCGTAGTCGGCTAGTACTCTTAAACCCCGAGCCCCCCCACACCTTTCATTTCGCCAATAATTCAAGCTGCTTTTTGAATAACAACGTAATTTTTCCAGAATAGATGCAAGTTCTGCAGCAGGCAAATCCCCAAAGCCAGAACCGTGAGCCTGAGTGTCATCAAAATATGAAAAATTGAACCGGCTGCGCTCTCTTATATCCCCGGTAGCTAATTTTATTTCAATGAAACTTTCTAGGAACTTTACTCTCCGAGGGTTAGAATCATGACGACTCATAGGTTCGGAACTCCACCTATTTTTCCGCCTCTGTAAAGCGCTGATATCGATCTGTCGTTTCGTATGATATCGCTGGGGATTTCGTCTAGGCGATAGCAGAAGCTCTCGCTCTCTGTTTTCCCTACCAATACAGTCCTGTATTTTCCTAAGTGATCAATTATTTCCAAGTTGTGAGAGGTGAAAATGAATTGTGCTGCCCGGGGGTTGGTTTCTTGGCTTAAAAAAAGATCAATAATAATAGGCAGTAAATCGGGGTGGAGGTTGGTATCAAACTCATCCATGATCAGGGTTCCTCCCCAGTAAAGCACAGACCAGTATGCTTGTAGCCTCCTGTAGAGTGCTGTCGTTCCATGCGATTCCGTAAAATAAGTCAGCGCTCTTGGATGGTCGCCGCCGCCAGTATGATAAAACATCGGATAGTGCTCCAACTCGCCTTTTTCATTAGTTCGCTCGAACAGCTTTATATCCGAAATGCCCATGTCGCAACGGGTAATGATGTCCTTTGTGAATTCAAGTGCCTTTGGCACGTTATGATAATACTCATTGACATCTTTGTAGGTATAGAAATTCTTGTCATCTAATACTGTTAGCGCTGAAACATTACCTTGAAATTTCCCAAAAAAGCTGTGTACGTTCTGCAGGTCGGAACTGTCGAATTTCAGGTTGTAGTGATTGATAGAGTCAATCAAAGATGAGTTATTTTTTAAGATGATGAGCTCAAGCCCTTCGAGACCTGGGCCTTTATGTACTAGTTCGTTATTTTTGCGCTCAAAGACCTTCGTTTTTCGCGAAACTTTCTTATAGAGCGCTTCTCGTATGACCTCTTTTTGGGTTAGGGAGCATTCGTATATGTATCGCGTGTCGTTGGACTCAAAGTCGATATAAAAGTCGCAGGGCTTATCGCTATTGAAGAAAGGCGCAACATAATTATCTACGCCTTCTGAGCGCGCGAAAGTTCTAGTGCAGAAGGAATTCATGAACTCTAGAGCTCTTAAAATGCTTGTTTTTCCTGAAGCATTCGCGCCTTTAATACCCATGACGGTGGAGATTTTCCGCCCTTGGGTAATATCTTTAGGGACTTTTGAGTTCAGTTCGAACGAAATATCGAAGCCGTCTTTGAAAGAGAAATAATTGTTTGCGCCAAAAGAGTGAATCATCAGCTTTAGACCTTAAATGCGTAACGCGTCAAAAATGACGCGTTTCTAGGATAGGCTATGCCCCCTGTCAGCGCTAGCCTTAATTTTAGGTACTGGGCAGAACGCCGTTTATGTTCAATCGGCCCCCACACCTGGCCCAGGTGTGGAGGCCTTTTTCATGCGTTGTGGAAACCAGACGTCCCAGGACTGGTCTACCATCCTCCTACCGCTTGGCTTGCTGCAGCCACTCATTATTTGAAGGATGCTCATGTGCTTTTATGAAGGTCTGGCCACCGTCACCGTGTTGGCCCGCTATCAGGGGCGGGAGCCGGCCGAGCTAACCAATCTCGAATGCCCGGTGCGCCTCATTCATGTGGGCTCCGGTCGCGTACGCGTTGAACTGCAGCATTACCTGCAAGGACCCAAGGAGGCCAACGCGCTGCGGGTGATGCTGCCGCATGGAACAATGGTGCAGGGGTTCTTGATCGACGGGTCTAACCAACCCACCGGCGGCTGGCTGCTGATCGACGTCGAGCAGTACGATTTGGCGCTTGAGCAACCGGGGACCCTGAATGGATGGCAATGGCAATGATTGACGACGACGAATTTGCGGCACTTAACCTGCCGCGTTCTGTGCATGTGCAAGCGCTGAAGTTGCTCGCTGGCATCGTCCAGGCAAACACCCTAGCCGACACGCTGCACGCCGCCGACCGAGCTGAAGGCTTCACCCTGGGCATTGAAACGGTGAAAGCACTCAACCTCGGGGCCATCGAAGGGCTGTACCTGATATTCGACCGCGGTTTACAGGCGCGTCAGCGGGAACTAAATAGATGATCGGCGAAGGCATTCACGAAGACGTATTGCGCGCCCTGGTGGAGCAACATGCGGTGCGCGACTGCATGGTCGCCAAGATTGAAGGTGGCCCCGATTGGGGCCTGTCGATTCGTTTAGGCGGCAGCGGCGCACGCTGGGTGCCGGTGCGCTCACGGCGTGAGCGACTGCGCACCTGGGCCAGTTCGACCGCTATGGGGCGCTTTGCCGACAACATCGGGCTCAAAGGTTTCACCGTCGAGTTATGAGCGGTTTGTGGTTGTGTGATCGGCCCATCGGCGACCTAGCGCCGAGGCGGACACCGAGGGCCTTTCGCCAATGCATGATCTCAGGCTCCGTTGATCCTCCTGCTGTCTCCCACGTCCAAGCGCAGATTATCGTCTGAGCATGGAACATTTGCACGCCGCTGTTGATCCACCCATAAAGACAGAGCGGGCGAGTGACATGGACACAATGAGAGACATCGTGGTGATCGGCGGGTCGGAGGGAAGCATTCCCCCTCTTCGTCAAATTCTTTCAGGATTACCGGCAGACTTCCCCGCTGCTGTCTTGATCGTCGTCCATACAGGCACGTCCAGCCCAAGACTGCTCGCGTCGATATTTGATGCTTGGTCTGCCTTGCCGGTTGTTTATGGAGACGAGAGCGTCCCCGTCGAAGCGGGTCGTGTCTATTTGGCTCCGCCCGGACGCCATCTTGAAGTGGTTGAACCGGGCCTTTTGCACCTCAGCGATGGACCCAAACTGCATTTCTCCAAGCCTGCCGTGGATCGACTGTTTGGCACGGCCGCGGCGGTATTCGGAGGACGAGTCGTCAGCATGATCCTCTCCGGCAATGACGGGGACGGCGCCGCCGGTGCTGCCGCTGTGCGGGCAGCCGGCGGGATCAGCCTGGTACAAGACCCCGGCGATGCGCTGGTGTCCAGCATGCCGATCACAGCGATTGAGAAAGATCATCCAGACAGTTTAGTTCGCACCGACGCGTTACTTGAGACGTTGATCGATTGCGTAACGCCATTGGATCTGCAGAACTTTGCCTCGGCCGAGGGTGGCTCTTTCGTAGATCACTGATCTGGCTGCAGTCTTGCTCATCGCGCACATGGAGAGTGGCCTACCGAAGGCGTTAATGACCGTCGGACAATTTGTCTGAATTTTCCTCCGCACACAAAATCACTTGTTCATGAGCAATAGGAGGTCTCATGAAGCCAACTGATTTGTATGTCATCGATTATCGACTCCATGGCGCGCCGAAAAGCTTCGTCATCAGAACGAAGGTGATGAACAACGCCGAGGCTTGGCAATGGGCAAGCTGTGACGCTGGCCTTACGCCCATCCCCCGGCCGGACCGTCCGCCACTGAAGCGTTTTTCGAAACCGATGGCCGAACGCTTCGGCGTGACCGACGTGAAATGGCGGGAATCCGTTGCGGTCGTCTGGGAAGAGGATCACGCATAAATGCTCAACAGTGAACAATCCTAATCAACAGTAGGATTGTCCGCGTCTGTCGCCCGGCCATCGAGCACAGGCATCGGGTCGATCTGAATTCCTGGGAGGATAGAGATCCACGCGGTATAGGCTCGCCGCTGTCTAGCAACAGCCTCTTCCCATCGAACGCCGCTGATTTCGCTCGAAACGACCAGCATCATGAGATGATTGGTAGTTGCGTCGAGGTTGAGCAACAGGTGGTGCGCATTGAAACGAAAATCATCAGTGGAGAGCATGAGGTCACACTCGGTGGCGTAAATGGACGAGCGCATCCCTGCTATCCAGGTGACATCATCATGACACCATTTGAATGATATAGCTGGTCCGATTGACAATCGGTTGTTAGGGCCACTGACTATCAATCCACCGTTCAGCGGCCGCCATGGCTTCAGCCAATGCGCTGGGATAATCCGGCCACGGGCCTGGCAATGCGGCGACCGTATTGGCGAGCCCGTGCACCGCGCTCTCTGCCAGTACATGCGCCGCTGTCGGCGATGGATCGTTGGGCCTGTTCCAATCAAATTTTACGATCAGCTTATGGCCGCGATATTCATGCGTGATGGGAACGTCTAAGCCATGGGACATCTGTCGAACCCTCTGCCACTGATCAATGCCTTCGAGTTTTAACGCAATTGAGCCAGGAGCACTATCGTGGCGCTTCGCTATTGGAGCGGAGTGTGCCACCCCGCCCAGCTCCGGACGGAGTAAGTAAGCCCGAGATTCATCGAAACAAGCCGCCCAACGATTCTGGCGCCCAGTTCATGATCACCAATTCGCCACTGACTTCGGCCTTCCCCTGCCGCTGGTTGGTAGTGGTGTAGCGAATGTCCAAGGTCTCGAAGTGGAAGCCGTCGAACACCCGGCGGATGTCCGGATGGTCGTTAATGCTGACCATCACCTTGCCTTTGCAGCGGCGCATGAAGTCGGCCATCCGCTCGTAGTTTTCGAACGGAAAGTCGATGCCATAGCCGGCTGTCTGCCAGTAAGGCGGGTCCATGTAGTGGAACGTATGAACACGGTCGTAACGTTCAGCGCATTCAAGCCAGGGGAGATTTTCGACGTAGGTGCCAGACAACCGCTGCCACGCAGCCGAGAGGTTTTCCTCAATGCGCAGCAGGTTGATGGCCGGAGCAGTCGTCGCCGTGCCGAATGTCTGACCGGAGACCTTGCCGGCAAAGGCATGGTGCTGCAGGTAGAAGAATCGGGCGGCGCGCTGGATGTCGGTGAGGGTTTCGGGGCGGGTCATTTTCTGCCATTCGAACACCTGCCGCGAACTGAGCGCCCATTTGAACTGGCGCACGAACTCTTCGAGGTGGTTCTGTACGACGCGGTAAAGCGTGACCAGGTCGCCGTTGATGTCGTTGAGAACTTCAACCGGCGATGGCTGCGGCTTCATGAAGTAGAGCGCGGCACCGCCGGCAAAGACTTCGACGTAGCATTCGTGTGGCGGAAAAAGCGGAATGAGGCGATCGGCCAGGCGGCGTTTGCCGCCCATCCAAGGGATGATGGGTGTAGACATAAAAAGCAAGACCTTTACTGTATGGATAAACAGGTGCTAGGCTCGCCGCGCTTTGTGCACGGAGCAAGAGCCTTGGCTGGACTTGCAGGGACAATCTGCAGGGACGGCGGCTGATCCGGATGTTGACGCATCCGGTTCGGCCGCTCTTTTTCACTTCGGTGTTGAGACTTCTTTGGCGTATGCCTGACATGCCGCGAGGGCAATCAGCCCCCGGTCACCGGCATCGGTGATGCCGATAATTCTTTGAGCATGCGCTGGGTCAAGTTCGGCTCTTGCGGCGCCATGAACCACGCCGCTGGTTCTGGCAGCGGCTGGCACCCCGTCACAACGGCCGGCGGCGCTGCCGGCGTCGAGTAGGACTGACAACCGAACGTCAGCAATGGCAAGGCGATCAGACAAGCGTTGCTGAGCTGTTTGCGCATCGAAGAGTTTCCTGTAGTGGGTTTCGTCGTTGTCTTTCAGGCGCTGTTCCAGCACCAGGCGCTTGTTCTGCTCGACCACCAACGCGCCCACTGTCGCCTCGGCGGCCACACGGGCCACGTCGGCGGACTGGCGCGCCTGCTGAGCCAGCGCGTTACCGTAACGCCAATCCTGTATCGTCCAACTGCCGGCAGCGCCGGCGCCGGCGATCGACAGCAATACCAGGGCGATCGCCCACGGCCGCACCGGTGCCGGCATCAGATCGATGATTGACATAGCACCGCCTTGGCCTTGGCCCACAGTTCGCGCCGATCGGCCCGGCCGGTGTCGGCCCCGTTGATTTTGCGGCTGATGCCATCGAACAGACCGGCGTCGGCCAGATCGTTAAGACCTCGATCCCACCAGTACCAGGCCGCCGACAGCGCGGCATACTCCGGCTGCTCCAGCAGCTCAGGCCGATCGAGCAACGGCAAGCCGAGAGCATTACCGCACAAGCGGTAGTTGTCGCGGCCGGTGATCTGGATCAGGCCGCGCCCTCGATAGCGGTAGCCATCGCCCGAGGCCTCGGGGCCGTTGCCCATGCGGTTTGCATATACGCGGTTGGCCAGTTTTTCCGAGTTGCGCACATAAGCCTTTGCTGCCTCGACCTCGGCCGGATCTGCTCGGCCGTTACGGTTCTCATCGAAACCCGACTTGAACAAGTCCGCGACGCGCGCAGGATCCCTGTAATAGAGGCTTTCGGAAAGCTTGGTCAGGTGCTGCGACTCGTGCCCGCACTGCGCGATAAACGCGGCCTGACGGACCGGCGAGGTGATGCGAAAGCGCGCCATGGCCGACTCAAGGGCGGACACAAAAACGCCCGCGACTAGGCGGGCGTTGGGGAGGATTTGCAGCAATTGCTGCTGAGTGATTGGCATACAAACTCCAGACATGAAAAAGCCGCTCAAGGCGGCCGGATGGGGTGCGCTCGCGCGCTGTTAGAGATTCACAACCTTGACCGGCTTGGCGGGTTTTTTGGTCTTCTTGCCTTTGGCGTTGGCCTTGCCCTTCTTGCCGCCGTTACATTCAACGGTGGTCGACCAGCCGGATTGGGTGTAGGTGTGCTGTACCGACTCGGCCAGAAACTCGCCATCAAGCCCAACCTTGAAGCCCTGGGCAATGATCAGACTTTCGGCAAACAGATCTGTACGCCCGGGCATTTCCAGACGCACGCCGGCCGTGGACCGGTTGAACGCTGCCAAGCGTGCCTTGGCCGCCGCCTGGGCCGCCGTCTTGTTCGGGTAGATATGCCGATCGGTATGCACCGAGGGCAGGCCGGCCGGCGCGTCATCGTTCTCCAGCGACACCACGGAAAGCTTGCCGGTCTTCTTGTCCTGATGCTTGGCTCCGACCGTCTCGTGAGATTCGCGATCTTCAAAATTGAACTGCCAGCGGCTGACGTCTCGGCGCGTGATCGTGATCGCCGGCAGCGCCTTGCCGCTTGCGCTTTGCCCGCCCTGCCGAGGCATCACCAGCAACTTGCCGTCGGCGACCTTCGCCGTGCAGTCGTATTGCTTGGCCAAACGCGTGATGTAATTAAAATCCGACTCGTTGAGCTGATCGGCTCGCGCGACCTTTGTGGCAACCGGACACGCCGGCACCCAGCCATTGCGCGCAGCGACGTCGGCCACGATCTTCGACAGCGGCACGTCTTCCCAGCTGCCGCTACGTATGGTTTTGCCGCTGCCGCGCATGTCGCTGGCCTTGCCCTTGATCACGATCGTATCTGGCGGACCGGACACCGTGACACCGTCGACCACATAGCGGCCCAGCCGGGCCAGCGACGTCTCCAGATAGCCCAGGTAGATCTCAATGCCCACGCCCTTGCGCGGCAACGTCACCAGTCCGTCGCGGTCGTCAATGCGCAGTTCGAACTCGTCGGATTCCATCCCGGCTTTGTCGGTGACACTCAACTGAATCAGTCGATCGTTCAACAGCGCCGTGATATCGGTGCCATCGGCCACAATTCGGAATCGGGGGGTCATGGTTCTTTCCAGAAAAAAGCCCGCACAGGGCGGGCAAAAGGATCAGAGCGTTACGCGTAACGCGAATGGACGCCGGCGGCGTGTCCGGACGGGATCAGTCCCACAGGGTGACGGACTCGGCCACCGGCGGCGGCAGATACGGCAGCAGGATCAGCAAGCCGGCGCGGTAGGGCTGTTCTTCATCGGCCAACCCCTGATTGGCATCGAGCACCGCCTCAACGCTGCCATTCAAGTGCCCGTAGTAGTTGTGACAGATGGTATCGAGCAGATCCCCGTCAGACGTCCTGCATGTCGTCGCCATAGCGTACAAACTCCAGAGTAAAGGCCTGCTTGCGCGGCATGCCGCCGGCCATCAACGCGCTTTGTTCTTCATCCACGCTTTTCAGGCACCACGTTCCCAGCACGTCGCCATAACCAGTGGTCAGGGTCAGCGGCTGAAGTTGGGCGCCGATCGAGCGCAACGTATCGAGCTGCTTAAGACCGCCTTTCAAGCCCGGGAAGATCGCCCCCTTGAGGGTGATTTTCTCATCGCCCATGCCGACCCCCTGCTGTGCCGGACGTCGTGACAAGCGTTCTTGCGAGGCCCAACGAAACTCCGTCGATCGGCGCAGCTCGTCGAAAGCGGCCGTGTCCAGGTTGAACGTGTACTGCGGCGCCTTGGGGTCTTGCGGCTGGATGATCAGCAGGTGCGGGAACGGTTTCACCGCCTCCGGCGCCGGCGTCTGATCCGTGGCAAAGGCGCCTGTAGGCACGATGTTCGACAGTGACGGGCTGATCTTGCCAGCGATCTTGTTAATCGCCGTGGCGGCCTTGCCGGCCTGTTCCTTCAGCACGCCCAAGCGTTCCTCGACCTGGGCGACAGCGCGGGTTGCGATGCCGTACATGGCCACCACTCGCCCGACCTGCGCCTGTGCCGCGTTGATCCCGCGCATAGCGCGCTGAAGCTTGGCCCCGATCGCCGGACCGACAAAGGGCAAACTCTCCAGCTCCGACGCAGCGCCGGTGATTTCGCCGATCGCGCCATTCACCGGCGCCAGCATCCCGTCCAGGCTACGCCGGCCCGTTTCGCCGGCGGCGGCCAAGTACTTCAACCCCGACTGCAACTGACCTAACGCTTCCATTCCCCACCCCCGTTAAACATGCGGCTTGTCATAGAGCTGACTGCTCCCCACCTGCTTGGCCATGTCGCGATAGTACTGATCGAGCTGAGGCTTGATCTGCGCGAAAAGCTGGTTGCCGTCCTTGACGTCACCGTTGACCGTCAGCGAAAACGGCGCCTGAATCGCCACGTTGGACTCCACTTTTGGCGCGACCGGTGCCGGCGCCATTGGCTTGACCAATGCCCCCGCCGCCGCGTCTGCGTTGGTCGGCGGCAGCAACATGTCTTTGGCCACCGTGCCCAGCTGAGGCGGCGGATCCTCCAGCCCGGAACGAATCACCTTCGGCCGACGCAGTTCCGAACCCGGAAAACGCACCTTGTTGGCAAAGTGCGGCAGCAGCATGGCGTCTTTCGAGTTGAGGTCGTGCGGGTCATACGACACTGGCGGCGGGGCCGGGGTCGGGGCCATGGTTGAACCCAACTCAGGCCCTTTGCCCGGATTGGTCAGCATCAACGGGCCAGTGGTGGACGGTGCGAAGGCCTTGGCAGCAGACCCCAGCGACGTATCGCCCAGCTTGGGCGCCATGTCCTTGCCGGCGTTGGCCATCATCAATGGCCCCGCATCCGGTACCCTCTTCAGCTCGTCAGGCGTGCCGAACATCGATTTGCCCAGCATGCCGCCGAGCGCATCCCCGCCCTGACTCCCCAGGTAGCCACCAATCAGCCCGCCTATGATCGTGCCAATCACAGGCACGGCCGAACCGATCGCCGCGCCCGCTGCCGCACCGGCCAGCGTGCCCGCCAGTCCGCCGGCGGCCGCCCCGTAACCCTCGGCCTTCTCATCCTGCGTTTCGGCGTTCTGATAGGTGTCATAGACCTTGTATGCGGCCTCAGCCACTGCAACGACAGCCGTACCCTTCACAACCGAACCGACGCTAATGCCACCGGTCGCCGCCTTGACGTCCTTGGCCACCTCGGCAACCTTGGCCGCCTTACCGACGCCCTTGGCACCTTTGCCGCCCTTGCCCTTCTTGCCTTTCTTGCCTTTCTTGCCGTCGCGGTCTGCATCGAGATCGCCGGCATCCAACCCACCACCCGAACCACCAGCACCGCCAGCCCCGAAGTTAGTCACAATGACTTTCTGCGGAATGTTCGGATTGCCCATCAGCGAGCCACGGCCGATGTTCATCAGCCCCTTGGCCATCTTCAGGCCACTCATGGCCGTCGACAGACCAATCAGGCCGGCCGTGGCCAACCCGATACCGGACACCAGTCGCGGCGACTCGTCGGCCAGCTTGGCCATGCCGCGCGCCACCGCCCCGACACCGTCAACCACGGCGTCTGTAACGGGACGCATCGCGTCGCCGATCGCACGCATCGAGTCGTCAAGGTTCTGCACCATTTCCGACTGCTTTTGCGCCGACGACTGCCGGCGTTCTTCCAGGTTCTTATCCAGAATCCCGGTAGCGCTGGCCGACTCCTTTTTCAGCTTGTCGTACAGGTCCTTGTTCTGCATGAATGCAGTCAAGGCGCCCTTGACCTGCATATCCGCGAACAGGTCACCGGTACGCAAGGCCGATTCAAGCGAGGCGATCATGGCCTTGGCTTTCTCGGGGTCGGCTTCCTTGCTGATCGCGGCCGTCGCCTTGGCCATTTCGGCGGCCTTCTTGGGGTCGGTCGCCTCGATGTACTTTTGGGCCAGTGCAAAGCTGGATTCCAAGGTGGACTTGCCGTTTTGCAGCCCGGTATTCATCGAGCCTTGATAGTCGATGCCGGCTTTTTCGTAGGCTTTGACGGTGTCGCCAGAGCCGATTTTTTCCATCCAGTTCTTGAGGTTGTTGGCCGCCTCATCGGATCCGCCGGCGGTCTTCATCTGCACCTGCAGCATCGACCCCAGTTGCGTCACCGAATCCATGCCGGTGATCCCGAGCTTGCCCATACCCGCGAGCAATTCCGGGAACCAGCGCGCCATGTCGGCCGCCTCAAAGCTACCCGCCTGACCTTGATAGGCGATCGCCTCGAGCGCCTTCTGCATCATTTCGGGATCGGTGATCTTGGCGTTCTGCCCCAGTGCATTGATCATCCGTGCGGTTTCCGTACCGTCCGAACCCTGCCCCACTGCGAACTTGGCCGCCGTCGGTGCGTAGGCCATGGCCTTGTCCAGCTCCATGCCGGCACCCACCAGGGCGTTGACCACCTCGGCCACCTGATTGCGTGCCATGCCGGTATCGCGCGACGTGTCGATCACCGTGCGGGACAGCGTCGCCTCTTCGGGCGTGTTGGCAATGTTGGCCTTGATCGCAATGTCACGAATGATCGCGCCATAGTCCGCGCTGATCTTCGCCGGAATGGCCATTGCCGCCGCGCCCGCTGCAGCCTGCCCGATACTGCTGCGCATCTGCTGCTTGCCGGCGTCGAGCTGCATATGCCCTTTCGCCTTCAGCTCGGCGCCGCGCGCCGCCTTGCCCATCTGAGTGTATGCCTTGCTCAGATTACGGACTTCGACGCCTTCCTTCTTCAGCGCGGCTAAGTTTGCTTCAAGCTTTCTGCGCAGGGCATCGGCACCCTTTTCCCCAGCCATGTGCGCCTTTCGCCACTCGTCACGCAGACGCATGGTGTCGGCAATGGTCTTTTCGAGAACCCGGGCCTTTTTGCCGGTCTCTTCCAGCTTCTTGATGCGGCCGGTGGCGTCCTTGAACGCCGCCCCGAGCGTCGAACTGACCGCCCCGCCAATGACCAGACCGAGCGCAAGTTTATTGCTCATGTGCGTGCCCTATGTTCGCTGAGTCAAAGCGGCTCAATCCCTGAGCCACCACAGCATCCTGTCAAAGGGCATGGCTTCGATCTCGGCGGCGGAGAAACCCGTCTCTCTCGCCAAAGTCTTGGCCACTACCCTTTGGGACTCGGCGTTAAAGTTCATCCTCTTCGACCAAGCGAAAATAGCCGGCCTGCAAGCGGTTGTAGTTCCGCGAAGTCAGGGCCGTGATCTCCTTTTCGGTGACACCGAGCAGACTGCACAACATGTTGATTTCGATCTGCTCGTAATCGTCCTTCGCCGTCGTCGCGCTGGCCGCACGCTGGTCGCGAACCGTCGGCGCGCGCATGGTCACCTTGTCGACCTTGACGCCGCCGAACTCGGCAGCTCCTCTGAGCTGAATGACCGCACTGTCGTCATTGACGGTCAGCCAGGAAGGAAGCTTCTTTTCTGCGTTTTCTTGAGTCATTTTCTATGTCCTTACAGGCCAAGGGCCGAACGTTCGGCGGCCAACTGATCGACACCGTCGACAACCAGAATCATGTTGAGTGGATCGACTTCGAACATCACACGGCCGTCGATTTCGAGCTTGTAATAGGTGATCTTCACGCCGTGCTTGATTTCACCCACGGTCGACGGTTTCCAGTCGCCCATGTCCACCTCTTTCACGCCGCCGCGCATGGTGACGATCACCGGCGTGATGCGGCCTTTCAGATCCGCGAACGCGCCACGGAACACGAGGTTGGCCGCCGTCTGGTCAGCGAGGCCGAAGAACTTCAGCGCCTCACGGCGCACGCCGTTGGTGGTAAACGCTGACTCGATCTTTTCCAGGCCCACCGCGAACTCGATCGGGGCGAACATGCCGCCGCCCTGATAGTCCTCGACTTTTTGGGTCAGCTTGGGAAGCGTCAGGGTAGGCACGTCGCCGCTGAAACTGACGCCGTCAACAAACAGGTTCATGTTCTTCAGAACTTGAGGAATCATCGGTAAGCCCCCTTAGGCTTCAAGCACTTCGGTCAGCCACTCGTTGGTGACCTCGATCAGGAAAGTCGGGTTTTCGGCCGGCGGCACGTCGGTGAAACGGATGCGCCAATAAATCTTGCCCTGCTCGATCTGGCTGGCCGTGTTCATTTCGGTGTCCGGGTAGACCTCAAAGTTGATGATCGCGCCGGCGTTCTTCTGGTCGCGCATGAAAGCCTGCAGGCCCTCAGTCACGTCCTTGACGTAGGTCTTGGTGATCGAGCGGTCGACCGCCCATTTGTGCCCCGCCTGGATCGCATCCATCAGGATGTCGCAGGTACGCACACGGGTGACGAATGACCACTTTGGATCGGCCGACAGCGTGCGGTTGCCCCACAGGCGATAACCGCCGTCACGAATGATCGTGGTGATAAAGGCGTTGTTGAGCAGGTTGGCCCGGCACGTTTCGTCACCGTCCAGAAACTCGATCGGGCGCGAGGTGCCGGTGATGCCGACAAACTCCTTGTTCGACGGCGAAGCCCAGTAGCCGTAAGTCGCATCGGTCCAGGCGAACAGGCCGGCCGCCCAGGCAGAACCCGGCGCGTCGACGGTCGCACTGGTGACGGTGTCCCAGTACTGCACACCCGGATCGACCATAAACAGGCGCTTGCTGCCGAACTCCTGGGCGTAGGCCAGCGCGGCCTCATCGGTGGTATTCGGTCCGTCAATGATGGCGATCGCGCGCAACTTTTCGGCCAGTGCATCCATGGCCGTGGCCACAGCCTGAGTGGCCGAATGTTTCGGGGCGATCAGCAGCTTGGGTTGCGCGTTGTGCTTGCTCTTACCATCGAGCAGCGCTTGCAGGCCGGTACGCTGGCCACCGACCAAAACGCCGCCGATGATCGCTGAGGTCTGCAGCGCGGCGTCTTCCAGCTTGGGCACGCCAACGGCGACGATCACTGCCTTGGCGCGCACATAGATCGCCTTCGCAGCCTTGGTGATTGCCGAGTCAGCACCGAAGGCCGCGATGGCCTCGCGCTCGGATGTAAGCAGCACCAGCTCGCCAGCCTTGGCCGTGCCGCCGGCGAGGCCGCCCGGGGTGAAGGTGTCGCAAAGACCGATGATCGAGGACGACGGCAGCGAGATAGTGCGCGCACCGGTGTCAATCAGCGTGGTCGTGACGCCGTGAAAGAAACTCATAAGGTTCGTTCTCCAGAAACGACAAAGCCCCGCATAAGCGAGGCCGTTAGGGGTGTTCGTGTTACGCGTAACGGAAAAGAAAACGCCCCGTCAGTGCGGGGCGTTTATTGCAGCGCTACCGGCTCAGGTGGCCAGCCCTGCATCAGCATATCGCTGTGATATTCGCCGGCCTCGATCGCGCGCAACAGCGCAAACTTGCGGTCAAAGCAGGCTTGAACGTGCGCCCGCACGGCCTTGGCAATCGTGATGATTTGCGCCGCATCGATTTCGACAAAACCGTCTGCCGTCTCGAAGTTGCAGCGGTAGTCGGGATCGAGGACGGCGGACAATCCAATACTGGCAATCAGTGCCTGGCTGTCGCGGGTCGTCTCGATGGCCAACCCCTCGACCACGACGCCCGTACCCTCCCGGCGGAAGCATTCGGCGGCGATCACCTCGGCGAGCGGCAGAGGGGTTACCGCCAAACCCGGCGGCGAGAACTGCCAAGCGCCGTCGTCCTCTACCGCCTTCCACCCCGCCGTCGGCATCGGCTCGATGCCGTCAACACACACCCACACCATGGAAGGGTGATACAGCGTCGTGATATCGCCGTCAGTCTCGATTAGCTCAAACACCTGCTCGCCGTAGACCCGCGCATAAATACTCATGTCCACTCCTCAACATCGATCCAGCCATCAGCACCGTTACCGCCGCGCAGATGCGCAGGGTATGAAGGAAGCGCAACGGCACCGCCACCACCCGAACCCGGATTGACCGCATCAGCACCCGGCGCACTGGTTGAGATTGAGTTACCACCCGGCCCCATTTCACTCGCACCGCCCTCGCCAGACACGACAAAATCCGTCTTTGGCCCAATGACGCCACCGCCACCTTTGCCCGAGCCATTCTTCACGGTCGCGCCGACCGCCGGCTGTGAATTCGGGGTCTGGCCGAGATAAAGTGGCGGCACCACGTTCGCCGACAACCCGCCACCGATTCCACCCGGCGCGGTGACATGTGACCCGAACGAAGTGGCGCCGCCGTTGTTACCCGGACCAACTAGGACACCGGTGCCGCCCTTGCCGATCGTAACCATCACACCGTCAAAACCGTTGTAGATCCACGTATCGAATGGCGCCCCCGCACCGCCGCCGCAGCCGGCGGAAACCTGACCGCTTGCCGTCGATGCCGCACCGCCGCCGGCAGCGCCTGCCCCCTGTCCCTTCACCCGGATTTTGTTTGTTCCGGGCGTCGAGTTATAAACCTGCGTCACACGGATTCGACGCGTACCGATCAGACGCCCCGTTGCCTTGCGCACTTCATCGGCCAGAACACCGACGTCAATCACGCCCTGATTAATCGGCGTACTCCACGCCTTGATACACCACATCACCGCCACGTTACGCGGCCGGGACACGCCACCGCCCGACGGATACTGACTGTAGGTCACGCCCGAGGTCGTGTAAGAGATTCCGACGTTGGGATAATCCGAATCTTTATAGGTATCCGCCTGAGCCTCGACCGCCGTAGCGCGTGCGATATCAACCGATGCGCCGCCGCTATAGTTGCTGTCAAACACCACGAGCGTACCGAGCTGGGCGCTGCCAATCGCTCGCCCCGTATCAATTCCCCGGCCATGATCCCAGCCGCGCAGGAACTCAGCGCGCAGATCCGGCAAACGGAAATTGCCGGCGCCCTCGTTACCCTTGTTGAAGGCAGTCCCGAGAAACGCCGACAGATCCGGGTAAGCGGCGATACTCTTGGAGCTGCCGTCCAACTCCAGAAACCCGGCCGGCAATTTGTTGACCGGGAACGACACAATGGCTCCCACCGGCATCGCCGTGGCACTGGCGAGCAGTGCGTCGACCTGCGCGGACGTATAGGTGTCAGTGATGCCCATGCCAGCGAGCGTTTCGGGGTTATCACCCGACACGAAAATCCCGCGATCGTTGACCTTGACGCGCGTGTATTGGCCGGGCGCCTTGTTCCTGGGCAACACCTCCAGAATCGCCGCATCGACGTAGGATCGCGTCGCCAGCACTACGGCCGGGTCAACCTTGAGCTGAATGTTGCCGGTGCTGGTGACGATGAAATTCATGCGCACGATTTGCGTGCGGCCCGAACCTTGCGACAGCAGCGGCTTGAAGCTCGGCGCGCAGTTGGCAACCGCCACCAGATCACCGTCCGCATCGTACAGACCGATTTCGCGAATCCACTTACCGCCCTCATCGGCAGGAATGACCTGTTCGGCGATGATCACTGCCGGATTTTTCGGGTCGATCAGCAACTGATTCAGTGGCTGACGGCGCCACTCATTGAGCAGCTTGGTTTGACCGGCAGATGGCACCGGGTTGGGCGGGTCAGCCAGCCCGTTCGGGTTAGCATCCCCCACGCCCATTTGGGTAAGCAGCCAGGGAATGCCGAGCGCGTCGGCGTTCGCCTGCTTGGCCATCCCCACGTTCGTGAGGATCGCGAAAAACTGCGAATTCGCATCAATCATAATAAACGTCCAGGGTGTCTATGGAATGTTCGCGGCCGACCACGCCGAAGCTGCCCGTGACCTCGATGTCACGCATCACCGGCGGGTAAACGTCGATTTCGTCGCCTTCGTAGACAGACACGGCGATATTCAAATTGCCTTGAGTTTCAAGGCTGATCGCCAGCCCGGTCAGATGCCGAGTCACGGGCTTGGCGTCGTCAATCAGGCGCTCTAGCTCCTGATACATTTCTTCGGTGATGCCGGTATCGAGCACCCCGACCTTCAGCGCGAAGGTGCCCGGCACGCCCTCGGGCACAGTCTTGAACCACTCGACAATTTCGATCAGATAGCCCAGCGGCTCGACCACGCGGCGCAGCGCGCCGATCGTGCCCTTGTGCTTGTGGATGTAGAAAGCCGCCTTGATGGCCGCGCGCTTGGTCGCCTCAGACCATCGGTAATCCCAGCGATCGACCGACCATGCCCACGCCAGATGCGGGAGCAGTTCGACCGGGCAGGTGTCGGGGTTGTACAGCGTGCGCAGCGGGACAATCGTTCGATCGTAGAAAGCCGCCTCGATTGCCCGCTCCAGTGGCGTGCTATTGCTCGGCAGCAGGCTTTTCATGTCGCCCCCGCCATCGTCACGTCATAACCGGTACACCACGCCGCCTGCGCCTTGGTAGGCGCCAGATCCTGCCAACCCACCAGCTCGACCCGGGAAACGCCGGCAATGTGCAACTGCGCATCCACCGCCGAGCGAGCCACCTCAACCCCCAGCCGCTTGCGCGGGTTGATCCACGCGGCAAGCCGGCGTTTCGCCTCGGCCAAACTGGCGTCACCCTCGGGGCCGGCGCTGCTCATGTGCAGGATGGCGTCAATCCGGTAGTCGAGGATCTGCGCACTTTGCACCGTGACTCGATCAGCGACCGGGCGGGTGTCCTCATCGTCCAAAGCCAGCCGGACCGTGTTCAGCAGCTCGGCGCCGGCTTCGCCTTTCCCTTCGGTACTCAGCACCGTTACCGTAACGTGACAAGGCAAAGGGCTTTCGGCTGAGGCGTCGGCCACCAAGCCCGAAGCGTTGCGCGTGTGCAGGATGTAGCTGTTACGCGGCCCCGCCGTGGTCAGGCCCTCATAAGCCAGTTGAATGCGCTCTCGGTACGCATCGTGATCTTCCAGAACTTCAGGAACTGGCGGCACGGCCGTCAGGTCCTCGGCCTGAATCACCAGGCGCGGCAAACTGACGTTCGCCCCGAGCTGATCGAGGTCAGTGCCGGTCGCGTAGGCCAGCAGCAGCGCCTTGGCCCCGTCGTTTACCCGGGCACGGTTGCCGAGCTTGTTATAGGCCCCCACCTCCAGCAGCTTGACCACCGGATCCGACTCAAGGCTGGCCGTCCAGTTTTCGCCGATGTGCCCGCGAAAGATGCCCAGGCAGTCCTCATAGGTTTCTTCGAAGTCCAGCGGCTCCAGCACGTCCGGCGCCGGCAGTGCGGAAAGATCCAAGACACTCATGCGCTCACCTCGGCCAAAAAGTCATTGCCCAGGTATTCGCCGGCAACAACCAAATCAATTTTCCCGCCCAGCACTGCCACCACCCGCACGCTCTTGAGTTTCACGCGCGGCTCCCAGCGGCCAAGCGCTCGCGCCGCTTCGGCCTGCACCGAGCTTTTCCAACCGGCGTTTACCGGCAAGTCCACATAGGTGCGTAACTTGCTGCCGTATTCGGGCCGCTCCCGGCGACTCCCCAGCGGCGTGCCGAGAATGTCGCCGATGGACTGAATAACGCTGTCGATGCCGGTAATGGGCTGGCCGGTGTGGCGATCCATTCCGATCATCTGCGTTACTCCTGGGCTTCAAGATCGGGATGGGATTTCAAGAACGTCACAGCCTGCTCATCGGACGCCGAAACATCGACCGAGGCCTTCACCACAGAGAGCGTGCGCTTGGTCCCGGGAATGCACAGCGTGCGCGAGGTAAAGAGCGTGTCGCGAAACGTCAAACGCAGATCCGCCGACGGCGATACGTCAGCGCCGGTTGTTGCAGTGGCCTTGGCCATGGGTTTCCTCCAGACATAAAAAAGCCCGCACTTGGCGGGCTGCATTGTTGATTGATTAGTGCGTGTGGTGGTTGTCGCTATTTCCGGCCGCCATGATGTTCGCATCACCGGTGACGTTGCCAGTAGCGTGTAACGGCCCGTCGATGTTGACCGGCCCCTTGATGTTCACAGTGGCCTCAATGTCGAGCGTTCCAGACTTCACCGTCACCGCGTTATCCGTAACGACGACTTCCGTACCGCCGACCTTGATGGTCACCGTGCCGCTCGGCAGGTTGATCGTGTAGCTCTTGGCCTGCCAGTCGTAAATCAGCGAGCCACCATCATCAAAACGCCAGACCTCGACGTGGTCCCGGTTGTCCGGCTGCGCGCCGGCATTGCCGTACAGCCCCGGTATGAACGTGCCCATGCCCGCTTGACCGCTGGGGTTGAACAAAACCCCCTGCTCGCCAATGCTCGGCGCCCGCCAGTGGCGAGCCTTGCCAGCCGCGAGGCTGTGCCAGCGCACCCAGGCGCTCGTCCATTCGCCATTCGATACTCGAACCGCACCGGCCGCCAGATCAACCCCCACCACCGCACAAGGCATCAGCATGGCCGCGATCATGCGGTCATGCTCCCCGCTTGGGTAACTCATGGCAGGTTCTCCGGCGCGAAAAACTCGCTGTCTTGGGCATCTTTGACGTCGAACATCAGCGTACCCGGCGGCTCGTCTGGCCAAAGCCAATCCTCAGTACCCAAATAAAGCGTATGCGTCCACTCGACCACCCACACGGTGTAGCCATCCAGTTCCGGTTTGGTCCAGTCCTGCATGGCCTGCACGAACTCGGCGGGCTGGACCGAGACACCCCATGTTTGCATGCGCAACAGCACCGCCAGTTGAGCCGCTAGATATGCGGCCTGCTGACAGTGCTGGGGCCGGATCGGGTCTACGATAATCCGCGCTTCAAACCTGCAGATAAGGGTTGTCTCGCCGGTACCAATGTCAGTACCGGGCTCCATCTCTGCCATTTCAATAAATACCGCTGGCAGCGCAATGCGATCCTTTATGTTCGGCCACGCCGTGACGGCTTTGACGCCTGGCAGGTGATTCGCTACGTGCAGCTCGATCGCTCGATAAAGCTCATCAAGCGTAAAAGGGTCTTCAGACATTTCACGCCCCCTTCAGGTATTTTTGAAACTCGAAATTGAGTTCTTGCAGCAGGATCTCCATCAAGCGGGCATGGGCGCGTTTAACCCAGGCGTCGAAGTGCGGACGGGCATGCTCCAGAGACACTTTGGCTTTGGCCAGTGGAAAGCGACTACCGTTTTCTGCGACCCAACCCGAGCTGGCACCGCGACTGGACGAAACCGTCGTATCGGGATAATCGCCCGAATTGAAATGCTTACTCGCGGTACGGATCCAGATGTCAGGTTTGTTGCCGTAAACCTGTTTGAGGAAAGCACCTTGATACCGCCGCCCCGCCACTGACACGCCTTTTGCATTTTGCCGCGCTCGACCAATCCGGCTGGATTCAATGGCATTGAGGCCGAACCACAATTTGCCGCTCGCGGCACGGCCGGAAACCGGATAGCTGCGCAATCGCTGACGCACTGCCGCTACGGCGATGCGTTCCTGACGGCTGACCGCCCGTGCAATGTGGGTGCGTAGCCAACCCAACGTTTTGTTGATTGCTCGACGTTGAGCAGCAGCAGCGGCTTTCGGTACCAGCGACGCGAAGCCCTCGAAGGCTTGGAGATCTGCAGCCGAGGATTGAATCGTCAGCATCCCGCCGCTGGCCGAGGATTTGTAATAACTGCCGACACTCATGCGCGCATCCTCAAAATCAGGGCCACCAGACCGTCACCGCTTGGTTCCAGTTGGAGCAGGTCGTAGTCGCCGCCCCCGTCCAGAACTGGCAAGTCGACACTAACCAGCATGCCCTGCTCCAGTCCCTGCGAATCGCTGACGCGGATCTCGAAGCGAGGCTCGCGCAACCCGGTATTGAGCTTGCCGAACTTGGGCTGCAGCCAGGGCGCGGCAAACATTCCGAGCACTGGTTCTTCGCGACCCTCGATTCTCGCTGTGTCGCCGAGCGTTTCGAACACTACCGCGTCGACATCGGCGATCAGATCGCGAAAGCCCATGGTCAGAGTTCCAGCAGGATCTGGGCGCGTGGTCGCGTGCACAGGTGCAGCGGGTTCGATTGCGCCTCACCGGCCATGCCTTTGTTGAAGGGCAGTGGCTCAATCATGCTGTAGTAGGGAATGCCCTGAGTGTTAACCGTTTCCATGTAGTCAGCAGGGGCGAACACCGAAATGTACAAATCCGGTACGCCTTCGGGAACCAGCAGCGCATTGTCGTCATGGACGAACGAAACGCCGGCCACCTTGCCACGGTAGCGCTCCCAGATGATGCCGCCGAACTCGAAGCTTTCGCGAGCATCACCGCGCAGAGCTGCCGCTTGCTGACTGTTGAGGTAGGTCTCTTTTACCGAGGGATGGACGATGAACTTGTTCCAGAAGTTTTTACCGCAGAAGGCGCGCGAGCCAGTACTCGTTACGCTACCCAAAGCGTCCTCCTGCATATCAAGCGCCTCGCCGCATTGCACCCGCAGTTCGGTCTCTGGATCCGCCAGCCCCATGGACATTCTTTGTCGCTTCACACCGAAGCGGTCGTAGAGATCCAGCAGCACGGTTTTGCCATCGGCGTCGAGAATTTGTCCATTCAGGGCTCCCATACGCTGGAATTCGTGCGTGGCGTCCAACTGGCGCCGCGCCTTGGCCAAACGCGCGTTGACCACGTCCTGCACCGCCTGCAACTCAGAGCGAGTACCGAAAGCACGGATGCCTTGGATCTCGTCAGCCTTGATCGTGAAACGCTCAGGCAGGTGCACGGTGTTGAAGGGGATCAGGTTGCGCTTGCTGGCCCCGACCACCAGGCCAGAACCACCACGCTCGCCAGCGGGCACCAGTGCCAGGGTATCGCCGTCCTTTTCAATCTGAACGGTCAGGGTGGTGATGCCTTCTTCGCGAAACAGCCCCAAGGCACTAATGCGCCCTGGCAGGTAAGGTTGATCATTGAGTGCAGCGGTCAGCGAGGTAACGGTAAACGCTTCGTCGTCAAAAATGGCGATATCGGCCATGGGTACTCTCCAGAAACAAAAAATCCCGCACGCGGCGGGATGCATACAAAAGAAGGATCGACTTAGCGGACGATCAGCAAATGTGCAGCCAAGGCTTTCTCGGCAGCCAGATCGAGGCCGGTCAAGTGCGCCTCGCTGACCTCGGCCAGCCGTACTACAGCGCGACCACGACGTACAACGTCGGATTCACCGAGCGGGCCGTAGAGAATGGCGACCGCGTTTTCAGTGCCGTCCTCAGCAGTCGGTTCGTACGGTGCGAATTCGCCGGTGGCGGTCACCAGCCCGAGAATTTGTCCCGGCCACAATGCTGGACCGGCCGCGACATTGATCGCTTCGCGCGAGATCGTGCCGGCGCCCTCGGACAGCAGGAATTCACCTGCGTGCATCGGTTCCTGTTTAATGGTCATGCTCGTGCTCCTTTCGCGCCGTGCGCGGTTCCAGTTTGAGCCGCCTGGCGAGCAGCCCAAATCGAGTTGGGGTCAGGTTGTTTGGCTAGCACCTTGGGTGCCGGGTCGTCCGCCAGCGGCAGGCTGTTGTCGATTTCAAAGCCTTTGCCGCTGGTGACAATCTTGTCGAACAGACGCGCCCGAACCGCCGTCGCATCAAGACCGGCCGCGACATACTCGCCGCTGAATTCCGGCAGACGCGCGGCGACGCAGAGGTCGTTCACCGCCTTTGCGCGAGCCAGGCCGGAGAGAACGATTTCCTCGCTTTCGAGCTGGGTAGAATTGAGCAGCGGCTCGATCAAATTGCTGATGCCCGCCGCCGTGCAGCGCTGAGTGATCATCAGTGCCAACTTGGCCGAGTCGACTACTGGCGGCACCAGCGGCGGATCGACAGGTTCGAGTTCGGGATCCGGTTCAGGTGGCTCGTCGAGCTGGGCCAGCAGTTCAGGCGGCGCGTTCTGAAATCGTTGCAGCACCGCGCCTTGACCGAGACAGGCTTTGACCTTGACTCCGTCGCCCACTTCATCGGCCAGCCCCAATGCCACCGCTTCGTTGGCGGTCAGCCAGGTTTCAGCCGCCACCAAGCGCCGCAACTCCACCTCATCAATGTCGGGGGCTTTGGCCTTGTACGCGGCAATGATCGCTTCCATGGTCTGGTCGAGGACGTCGGCGACCTTGCGGAAGTCTTCCGCATCACCGGCGGCGTAGGTCCATGGGTTGTGAATCATCAACATCGCATTGGAAGCGATCACCACCCGGTGCGCGCCGCATACGGCGACACCGGCGGCACTGGCGGCCAGCGCATCGATTCGCCCGGTGCAACGCTCGCCCAAACGCGACAGTGCGTTGTGCATGGCCAGCCCGTCGAACAGGTCACCACCGATGCTGTTGAACGCGGCGACTACCGGTGACACACCATCATCCATGGCGCGCAGATCCTGCACGAACTGATTGGCGGTGATGCCCCAGCCGCCGATCTCACCATAGACGAAAACTTCGATCACTCGCTCGGTCGCTTCGCCGCTGGCCTGCAGGGCGTACCAGGTCTTGTCCTGAACCTCGACGCGTTTGCCGGCGCGATTGTAAATGCGCGGTCGCGCTTGTTTGCTCATGGTTGCTCCTTGTCGTCGTTGTCTTCGACGGCATCCAAGGTGTTGTAGTTGAGGCCCAGCGCTGTGGCCCGCGCCAGATCGGCAGCGTTTTCCAGATCGACCGTTTCGGCGTCGTAGCCGGTGCGCAGGACCATCTCGCTGCGCGAAGAAAACCCGGCTTGCACTTCCATCCGCCGTGCCTGCACATCCTGCACTGGCTGGATATAGGCCCAGCCTTGCGGCACCCAACGGGTACGCAGGTACTGGCGGCGCTTCTGCGCGTAATCGTCCAGCACCAGAACACCCGACAGCACCGCCATGTCCATCCACGCGGCCCGTACCGGGCGGCAGAGCTGATGCACGTACACGCTAAATTGGAGTTGCTCCAGGCGGCGCCGAAACTCGTTGAGCACTACCCGCAGCGCTCGGTCGTTGATCCCGCGCATGTCGCCGGTGAGGATTTCGTAAGGCGTGCCCGATCCCGCTGCTGCAGCCATCAACTGCTGACGCATGAAGTCCGGGTAATTGTTGCCGGCGTCTGGCGGTTTGGAAAACTCAACCTCTTCGCCCGCGCCAAGCTCCTGCATGGTGCCGGGTTCGAGCGCGACCATCGGGGTGAAGCCGTCGCGATCCAGATCGAGCGGCTGACCGGTCATCGGATCTCTGGGAACCGGCCCCGAATCCGGCGCCGGACGCTTGATGAAACCGGCAAACAAGTTGGCCACCTCCTGACGGAACAGCACCGCATCGTCGTAGTTGTCCAGACTGCGCAAGCGTTTGAGCACCGGCGACAATCGCGGCACACCGCGCAACTGACCAGGCTCCACCGGTTCGAAAATGTGCAGCACCTGAGCTGCCGGCACCCGGACTAGCTGGTTGTAGCCTGCGTTTAGCGAGGCTGCGTCGCGCGGATGCGACAGGTACATCCAGTACGCCACCCGCTTTCCGCCTGGCGTGAACTCGATGCCGGCGCGGATGACGTTGCCGTTTTTGGTAGTCTCGAATTTGTCGTGCGGCACGAATTCCGGTGCGAGGATCTGCAGCTGCAGCGGAACGGCCAAGCCTTCATCAAGCCCGCGCGGACGCAACCGTACGAAGCACTCCCCCGAGGTTTCGACCGTGCGTCCTACCAGAGCCTGCTGGCCGTAGAAGTCGGTGCGATCATCCGCGTCCGACTCATCGACCCAATCAACCCACAGCTCCTGCAGAAGCTTGCGCAATGCATCGTCGTCGGTTGTGGGTCGAGGGGTGATGCCCGTGCCGATCAGGTTGCTGACGCGCTTGTCGATGACGTTGAAGGCGTAAGGATCATTGCGAACCGCCGCCCGCGAGCGCGACCGCAGATTGCGCAGGGCTGGAGTGTTGATGCTGTTGATCCCGTTGTCGGGAGCGTCCCAGCCAGTGGAGCGGCGCCCCTCCCCTGCGCCTTCGTAGCTGGCTTTGATGTTGGACGGCAGGACAAATCCGTTACGGGTCAGCGTTGGGAAATGTCGGGCCATCAGACCCCCTTCCCTGCGTGGTACAGCCGGACCACGCGCGAACGCGGCCCAGCTGCACTTGCCAATGACGACCGTATTTCTTCGCGAGCCTTGAGCAGCTCATCGACCGTGCGGTATTCCACGGTGCGGTCGGTATAGCGCACAGTTTTCTCACCGCGAGCAATGGCCGCCTCAACCGCGTCGAGGTGCTTTTTGGTAAAGGACATATCAGCGTCTCTTCAGATAGCCGCTGGCTGAGCTGCGGCGTTGAGTGGGTGCTGCCGGTCGCGATTGTGTAACCGGCGCAGCGGGTGGCGGTGCAGGTTGGGCCTGGCGTACAGCAGCGGGCGCCGGTGTTTGTTCAGCATTAAGGCGCTCGTTCTGAACAGGCTTGATGCTCAAGGCATCATCGAACAAACCGGACTGGGCCAAGGCTTGTCGCACCCTGTCCCAGTCGTGCTCTTGATAGCGATTGATGCCGAGGTAATGCGCCATTGCGAGGCAGTACACCATCAGGTCGAGCGCTTCGTTGCGCTCAGCCTTGCCCTTCACCCACTCGATGCGCTTGTGACCGCGCACGTACCGCACGACTTTGCGTTCGGCGACGCACTGGGCGAAGAACTCGTCCGGCAAGTCGTTGGCAAAGTGCAGCGAACCCGGACCGTCCGGAAATGGATAGCGGTTGTAGATCCAGTCCTTCGCGGTGTCGGTGCCGACGAACCACAGCTCGGCCCCGTTGCGTTCGGTCTGGCCCTTCCAGGTCACGTCGACCATGGACGGGCGCTGTGCAATGACCGGCCTGCCCGGCTTGCTCGCCCCCTTGATGGCGAAGATATTGCGCCAGCGACGAACGCGGCAGAACTGGTAGACCTCATCGGTATGATGACCACCGGAGTCGACGCCCACTGCGAGAATCGCCAGACCCACACCACAAGGATGCCGGTAACGAGCCTTGAGTTTCTCGTCCAGCACCGCCCAGGTGCGGTCGTCTGCCGGATCGCCCCAGATGACCTGGTGATCAACCACCCAGCGCTCCATGCCGACGCCGAAGCCCATCACCATCAGTTCCAGACGATTAGCCTGAACGTCGACGGCGCCGGTCAACATCAGCACGCCTGACGGCATAGCCCCGAGGGTGTAGGTTTCCTGACGAGCTTTGGCGATTAACACTTCAGCCTTGGTCTGTTCGAGCGAGCTGTCCCATACCTTGGCCAGACGGGTGTTGTAAAACACCTGCATAAGACTGGTATCGCCCTGCGCCTGGGCTTTTTTTGCGTCTTCAAACTCGATGGCGAGCGATATCCAGTCCATCCAACCGGTCGGCGAATAGAGGGCGCTGAGATGAAAGCCAACCGTCTTGCCGTCGCCGGTGCCATGCGCACGCCATTCACCGCGAGCGAGCATGTCGCTCTTGTGGTGTTCCTCGATCAGCACGTCACAGTCCAGCCCGGACGCCGCGCACTTGTAGTGCACGACGCTGAAATCGGCTGAATAGAGTAGGTTTTCCCACTCAAGCACCTGCATGTGCCCACAATGCGGGCATGGCACGTAGTAGTGACGCTGATCGCTGGACTCGAACAGATCGGCAATTCGCGAGGCGCCCTTGATCGTCGGCGAGCTGGAAAAGTAAATCTTCGCGTTGCGGCCGAAATTGGTCGCACGCGTCTCTGCCAGCCTTATGGGATCACCCTCCTGGCCGACGTCGTTTTCCCAGCGGTCGACTTCGTCGCCGTAGATGTAGCGTGCCGACAGCTCCGATAGGTTGGCCGCAGAACCGGCGGTGGTGACGTACAGTGAACCGCCCTCGAATTCCTTGGTGTCCATCGTATTGCGTGCGTCCCGCGAGCGGGTGGCCGCGACCCGCTCGCGCAGCACTGGAGTGGCTTTGATGGTCTTGCTGATGCGCCCCGACACCCGCTTGGACAGGCCGAGGCTGGGCAACAGCGCCAAGATGTTCGACGGCGCCATGTGAATCAGCCCGCCCATCCAATTGAGCGCGATCTGGGTTTTCATCAACTGCGAAGCCACCATGGTGACCACGCGTCTGCAGGGATGAGCCGGCGACAGGCAACGCATTGGCTCGCGGGCATAAGGTGTACGCGAGGTACGGTACTGGCCGGGCTCAGGGGCACCGGTGTCCCGAGGAATCCGCATGTACTCATCGGCCCATTCATCAATCCAGAGATCGGGGTCGGGACGCAGCCCACGGAAGTAGTTCTCACGGTACACCTGTGCACCGTCAGAAAATTCCGTGTGCATAGGTTCAGTTCACTGTTAAGGCGTGATCAAGGTCGGCAGAAGAGAGCCTCTCGGCTTCCTCCAGCGTTCGACGGATTGTCGCGGTGAGATGTTTTTCGATCTGCCAAGGGTCTGTCATTGCCGCCAGGTCATAGGACAGCTGAGGCAGCGGTCCGAACAACTGATCGCGCAATAAGCGGCCGGCGTCGTAAGCACCTGTCTCAACCGCCTCCCTCGACACCAACGAACCCTGCGCTTTGCCTAATTCGATCTCAGCCAGCTTGGCCATGTTGTGCTCACGCAGCGCGCGGGACTTCTGATAATCGGGATGTTTGCCGTCGACTGGTATCAGCTGCGGCGGCGCAGCCGTGGAAGTCGACTCCGTCAGGGGCGACAGTTGGCTGTAAACATCACGCTGAATCCGGTCTTGTTGGTGGCGGTCGGCGACGGCGGCCTTGCTGGGGTCGCTAGTTTTATCGAGCAGCGCCTCCGTGGCTTCCAAGTCGATCTTGCCGTTTTCCGTGAGTACCAGTCGATCCTGACTGGCCAATTTGGAAACATAGGATTTGGCCCAACCGCGCCGGGCCGCAAACTCCGATTTGCTGATGATTGTCATGGTTAATTCTCCAGTTCACCCGCGAGTTCACCGCCAGTTCACCTGTTCACCTCAGTTCACTAAGCTGGTGAACCGTCCGCTAACACAGTCCCGCGGGTTTCCGACCCCGTACCCTCCGAATAACCCCAGGGTCCCCGGCGGTTTCAGGCTGGTCCGCCGCCATTCGGCGGGACATCGCACACGCCAAGCCGCTTTGCAGCCCAGCGTTCGTACAAGCCGATGGCAACATCTGCACCGGCCATTGCCGTGAGGCAACCCAAGGCGCCCGCCGTCCAGAGCGACATGCCCGCCGCGATCATCAGCATCATTGCGGAGACTCCGCAGACAATGCAGGCACCGGATCGAAGCGCAAGCCGACGCATTAATGCCCAGCCCCGGGCACCATCCTTGTCTGCTCGCCACATCTCACCGGATACGCCGCCGACCAGAGCTAGGACGATCACCAACCAGATCGGCATTTCTGCCAGCGCTTGCTGCTCATTTGTCATGTTGTGCCTCTAGTGAAGGAGCATGCCGAACACAAAAAAGAAAACCCCGCCGGGGGGCAGGGTTTTCAATGTCGCGGCATACGCCAGGACGAAGTGCACAGCACGTGCTCGGGGAAGCGCCAAGGCGCAGAATCCATATCGTGGGGACTTTTTACCCCCTGAGTACGGAACCGAAAAGGGGGCATTTTCGGTTATCCAACTTGACGCAACTTTGACGCAACTTTGAGGAGACTTTGAGGCAAAGCGCCCCGACCAACGGTAAGCCACTTTCGTGCGTACTTGCGCTCGGCTAGCACCTCAAAGAGTCGCACATGAAGGCGGTGTACAAGATCGTAATAGGTTTGCTTCGCCTTTGAGACGTAGCCCAGTTCGTGCATCTGCGCTGCCCATGTTGGTGCAGGGTCAAAGCCATAACGCATAACCGCCAACTGTTGCAGCCTTTCACCTCGACCATCTTGCCGGGCTATCTCGGAAAGGGCGGCACCAACTTCCTGCGCAATTGCATCTGGTCCCGCACCACCGCCGAGAAGGATCCGAGAACCGGGTGTGCCTCGCGGCGCGCAACCGCCCCACTCCATGATCGTCGCCATCGGGCTACCCATGCCTCCGGCTTCACCGCCGTGTCGGCATTGCTCGCCCCAATGTTTCAGCAATAACTCCATCGCCTCAATCATTGCCCTGCCCCCGTAAAACCCAACCCGACACAGAAAACCCCCAACCCGACACAAACCCAACACACATAAATCCCTTTAAATTCAATGCTTCAATCAAAGTTGAGTTGAGTGTGTTGGGTTTGTTGGGTTTATCAGTCTTCGCATAGGAAAAAATTCCTTTCGTTGAATTCGTTGCAAAGAACGTCATACATGCGCGTGCGCGACACAAAACCCAACACACCCCACACAACACCCGCGAAGGCATGTAATTAGGGCACTCAAATTGTGTGGGGTATCCAAAATCAACCCGACACACACTCAACACACCCAACACACTTTTGAAAATAGTCATGCTGCAAGCGCCTTGATGTGATCCCAGCTGTCCACGTGCCAGCCCGCCAGCTTGGCCTTCGCCCGCCAGTTCTCCACCTGCTTGCCCAGCTCTGCCGCCTTGAGTGATGGGGGCGGGGAAGCATCCAGATCCACGGGAAAGAAAAACGCGCCGAAGCGACGGTTATTGCCGTCAGTCCAGGGTATCGCCCGCGTTTTATCCACCTCGGAACTGATGAATAGAGAGAACTTGGTCTGACTCATCAC